TATCCTTGGGGATAGAATCAAAATACTCGTATCGCAAATTGATAAGGTCTGCATGCTTGTCAAATTCCTTCCTTCTGTCCTTTCGCTCCGGTTGTGATAAAACCACGACCTTATCGTAATACTTATTGAACATGGGTAAAAAAATTAGGCGTATCCAAAGATACGCCCAATTCAGATTAATCAAACCAAAGTAACCAGCACTTATGTTCCAGTCGTTCCGTATACTGCGGCAGTCGGTTGGAAAGACAACAGTTCGATACGAGCCTCGGCACGGTAGGTAACGAGGTTCTTGATGAAGTCATCCTGATCCGTCTCACTTGAACGGACTTGGAAACCGCTTGCTTGTGCAATGGCAAAGGCATCGGTGTTCATGCAGTAAAACCTGCTACCGGTAACTTGGCTGTGGGGTACAACCGGCACACCATTGATCCGGACATTGCCATTGGCATCAATGCCAACAGATGCAGGAACAGAGAAGTCACCAGGCTTGGTCAGCAGAACCTTGCTCCATGCATCCCAAGTGGTCAGGATAAGGTTAGCCATGCCGAGACCGAGATTGCCGTGCTGTGCAAGGGCAGAAATCATCTTGGAAACCGTGATGGTTTCAGAGGTAGACAGAGCCGTTGAGTTGGTGGCAATGTTGTTCAGGAAACGGGTATTAACCGTTCTGTTCCAATCTTCAACCAAGGATTGAGAAAGGTAAGCTTGCAGGAACGGAAGGTCTTGCAGCATTTGGCGAGAAACCTTGGCGTAACCGGCAATGAACGGAACGGAGGTGTTAACCATCGTTACATCATAGTCCACTTGTGCTTTGGCTTGACCTTCAGTTTGTACACCGAACGAACCTTCGCCAACCGGATTGTTGCCACGGGGGAACGTTACGTTGCCGGTAGCAGTCGGGATGATGCGGAAGATGTCGTACAGATGCGGGTTGTAGAAACTCCGCATGATGGGGTTCTGCACATAACTGATCTGCGAAGTGCCGGTCAGGTTGTTGCCCAAGGTCATAACAGCCACATCCTTCATCTGCATGAAAGCAGTCTCGGACTTGATCTTGTCATAGTTTTCGGCAACTACATCGACAACAGCAGACTTCAGGTGGTCAGAGTGCATCCAACCGGCTTTAGCCTCGTTGACAATAGCACCCTTCACTTTGCCGGAATCAGCAAGAACCTTGTCCACGCTTTTCTTCAGTTCAGCCAGGGTCTCGCTCTTTTTCTGTGCATCTTCGTTCATTTCGTTGATGCGGGCCTCCGTCTGTTCGTTGATTTTCTTGAACTCGGTAGCCAGTTCTTCCTTGTATCCCTTCAGTTTCGGATCAAGGATGTCCGTGATTTGTTTTACAGTTTCACTCATTTCAGAAGTGTTTAAAAGTGAGAAGATTTATTGCATCAAGCAAGTCCTCATCACCCTTTTGCTGAAAAGGTGTCTCATCGACTGCCTTGCCGCTACTCATGGTTTCAATGACCTGATACAGTTGCTTAATTTCTATTAAACATGCTTCGATGGCATCGTCAGACGCATCGGTATTCCGCACAAATTTCTCAAAGGTCTTAATTCTCTCCTTTATCTCCACCGCACTCTTCAGTCCAAGCATCGGGGTCATTTCATTTGCACCCCATGCAGTCAAAGAAGAGCCTTCGTACAATTTAACATCCAATATCTCATTAGGGCCTTCCTTGCTTCTGTTCTCACGGATTGTAGAGAAACCAATAGAATGCTCCTTAATAAGTCCTGACTCAACCATCTTTATGAAATCCTGACCAAGGTTATGAGTACCCACTTTCGATTCGTAGTAAAGCCCATATTCATCCTCTTTCAGGAGTTGTATCACACCGAGAGGCTGTGAGGGATTATGATTCATCAAGTGCTTTATGCGCCCTTTCGGAAACCACTCCTCCAAGCTACGCTTAAATGCACCCCTTCGCATAATGTCGTTGTCAGAATCAACATTGTCAAATGCGCTGAAGTATCCAGTAACAATGCCTTCCTTCCGGTCAACATCCTTTATGCTATTGTCGATTGACTTATATGCGTAGATCATTTTTCTATTTTTCTTACAATAGGTCTGATAATCTAAAGAGAATATCCGTATCCAATGTGTCAAAGCCTCGGAATATTGGCCTTCTCCTCTCATCAAGGTTCGGTAATATCTTTAGCATGCACCTGCAATTTATAACGTTTTCGGCACTCGCCAATGGGTCACCTGGAAACCTAATCTCCTCGCCATTGTTGAATGACTTCTCCAAAGGTATTACTGTGCCGTGTAATTGAGTGTGACTAAACGGATTATCCCTGACCTTTTCATCCTCGGCAGTAACCCATTCCTTCATTGTCTCGTAAGGTAGAGATGCTGCCCCTAATAGTATTCCTGCATTAACTGCTCTTGTTGTTTCGGTACGGGCAATCCTTGCCGCACGAATCATTGGGATATTAGATTTGATTAATAGATTATACACATCTTCTTGGCTCAAATTAGCCTCCGAAGATTTGTTCAATATCCTCATTAGGTCTTTGCGGGTAGTATTGTTGATGTCCTGAACGAATGTTGCGCCATGCAGTCTTAACCATTGCTCCAAGGCTGAACGCCACAGAGCATCAAACCTTTTTGGACTCTTCCAATGCAATGGCAGATACATGCCCTTCAGCATGCTCTCAAATGATGAGGTAGACTCATTGTAAGTCCTTCGGGCGTAGTACACAGCCACAGACAAGTACATCTGTGAAATAGGTCCGAACGCATTGTCATCGTAAAGCGGACGGGCCGCAAAAGCGTAGGCAAAGGCGTAACCTTGTGTTCTCGCAACTTGCGCTACCGCCTTAAACCTTTTCTTTATGATTGCCTCAATCTTCCCTTGCAGTTTTACTTCAGCCGCCACCGATGGGCGCACAATCTCTCTCCAAGTTGTTTGTCGTTCCGCTTTGTAGGCTTTGATGCTCTCGTAGTAATTTGCTATAATACGACTCCCGTGCAAGTTCTCTAAATTTTTTCTCCGTAAGACAAGTGCGTTCCTGCGGAATTTTAGGGTATTTGATCATCACTATCGTCCACAATTCCTGGTCTCTGTCCATTAATTTCTATGGTTTGCATTTCAGTAATAGGGACCATTCCCGATGGCATGAAAATCATGTTCATCTCCGGTTCGGGCCTTGCGCCATAGCGAAGTACTGCTCTGCGCTCATTGTATGTCAGCCAATGTGCATCCCGAACAGAGTCATTCAAGTCCTTAAGGTCTTTTTGTATCTCTGGCAGTTCTGTGTAATCAAAGTCGATGTACAACTTTCGGTTACCGGATGCCTTGAACCTTGGAGTTAGTTGCCGGTTGAGCAAGTCACGCAAAGACTTCCATTCCGGAAGAAGTTTGTTTACAATCAACTGCTTGATAGCAGATTCGTAGTTATTGTATGTCGTATGCTCTGCGTCAAACAGCACAGTCGGTACACCATAGATATTGCAAAGACGCTGAAGGTTTAGACGCTGTGCATCTAACAACTGAAGGTCAATGCTTGTCATGCCAAAGTTGTGGTATCCCCAATCACCGGCAAGTGCAGTAACAGCACCTTTTTGTGTATTGCTGTTTATCCGCTCATTGACATCATTCATAATGGATGTGACATCTTGCCTTGACATTGTCCTTGGCAAAGCCTTCCCAAACAATGCGCCTTTCGCACCATTGTTGACATACATGCCACCGGATGCCTTTTGAGCATACAAAGCATTGTCAAGAATATTCTGTGCGGCAGTCAGGGGAGATAGGCCACGAAGATGCATGTACTCAAACTCATCCACAACCGGATTGAAGTATTTCCATACAATCATATCCTCCTTCTCCACCGTCATAATCGGAATACCGGCATGCTTGATGTAATAACCATCAACGCCAAACATATCATTCTGCTTGGACATCATACCTACCATAGGTGGAGGAATGACTTGTAGTTGCAGAACCCTTCCACCTGGGTTTCCACCGGTATTCAGGTAAAGGTCTCCTTCTCCGAAAATGAGTTTGTAACCAAAGTAGTTTTCAAGGAGGGAAGAAAGGCTTTGCTCATCGTTTGGGTTCTCAAGCAGATTGCTCAAGTCGTTTTCGACTACAACCTCCATCGAAAGGTTCTTCAGCATCAGCGACCGCTCCATATTGCTACCTGACAAGAATCCGGATGGATTCATTGCCTTGTATTGTGCAAACTTCTGCAAGTCCTTGATTTCATATACATAAACCGGAAAGGATGCAAACTTCTGCGCCAACATCGACACAATGGAGTAGATACCCTCATGTGTATTGTAACTTTTAGCATACTTGTACTGCAATAAATCTTGCATGTACATCCGTGGCCGGTACTGATAAAGTTCCGGCATTACGCTTTGTCCTACCGGTATTTCAGGGAAGGCGGCTTTTTCTCTGTTGAATAACTTGTCAAATATTCCCATCAGATTACATACCAGTCAAGCAGGTCGCTTTTAGAGTGTGTGAATATTGCATACCGGCAGGCATCAATCAAGTGGTCTTTGTACTTGACCGGAACATCTGTCGGTACTCCATTTTTGTCAAGCTTCCAGCAATATCCTCTTAATTCAGCCATAAAATTAACTGAAAACTCTGTAACATACAGAGGCATGGATTTCATCTTGCGGATTCCTTCCAAAACATCCTTGTCTGCTTTGTAGGCATTCCATCCTGCTCTTGTCAATTCCTCAATGCTTTCTGCCGCTGCCGCATCGCAATATAGTATGTCATCCTTGAACACGCCTTCGGTTTCCATCCGGACCATCAAGTCTGCGGTGGTTAGGTTCTTTTCGTATATCACCTCATGTGCAAATACCTTGTCATCTTTAAAGCCAACCTTGACCACAGCAGATGGCGCATTAAAACCAAAATCCACCCCATAAACAATATCCTGACAATCCTCCGGAAACCGGCTCACCGCCTTCCAATGGGTGAAGATTTTATGCAGGGATACACCCCTCAATCCAAGACCGAAAACACGCCAGTAGTTATCGTCAGCCTCCTGCATGGATTCGATTCGCTTTATCAGCGTATCCTCCAGAAATGGGTTGTCTTTGTAGGTCGTAATATAAAAGTCAGCCTCCGGTTTTTCTGCCCAGTCATAGAACCAACCCTCCTCATCAGATGGGTTGAAATCAAGAACGGTCTTTTCGGTCGTACGCAGAATTAACTGCATAGCAGACTCTTTCTCAATCTCATTCGCCTCGTTCATGTATAGGTAGTTCCGCTTCCTACCCCGTATCTTCTGCGGTTGGTCCGTGGAAATGAACTCTACAAGGTTTGACCCAAACTCATAGGTCAGTTGGGTCTGATTGAACCGGTTGTCATCCCATGCGCCAAGCTTGAGCATTACATCCTTAAAGTCACGGAGGATAGTGCCACGAATGGTAGGTAGGGATGCTCGGCAGATGGATAGGATTTTATTCTCTTCGCTCATTAGTTTGATGCAATACCAAATTAGGGTATTGACCGTCTTACCGGACCTTGCGCCACCTTGAAGGATGGTTATCTCCTTGCTACTGTTCTCAAGATAGTGGTAGACTACCGTAGTGCCGATATCTACACTTTTCTCAACACCGACAGATACCAATTCTTCTGCCGCTTTTATGCCACGGGTCAGTCGGCTTGTTTCCCGACTAATATGTGGGTCGGCATTCTCAGGAATTAGTTTCCGCATCAGACTCGCTTATTTCGATTGTTTGTGGCTGATTGGGCAGATTCACCATCACATTGATCTTGGTTTTGCTTGGGCCGGTATTATTCGCCTTGGCATCCTCTTGGTAACCCCGATGCTTAAGTTTGGTCTTGCAATAGAAGATAGTTGCCGCAGTATCGCCCTCCATGATTTTCCGCATCAGCATATCCTCCACCTTATCACCTATCTCCTCTATAAGCACCATGACCTGAAACCGGAACTCCCGATCGTCATTCAGCCACGCCAAATACTGACCCCTATCCAATTTCATGGCCTTGCAGGCTTCCCCGACATTTCCACGATATATCCGTAGGGTTTCAAGGAACTGAAACTGAATACGTTCTACCGCACCTTCCTCAACCAATTTGGTTTTCACAATATTTTTTGTTTGTTTTAATGAAGATTTCATATACCTTCGATAAAACTTTTAAAATATGACAGACACATTGTTCTTACTCGCCATCATTATTGGTCTGATTGCCATCATCCGGCCAAGACCTCAATCTGATGAAATCAAGGTCATCACCGACCCTCATCACGAATTTGCCCATATGGTAGTTATCGTTCTGTGGTGGTTTGACTGCCAAGACGAAATTAAGGCATTGGACGATGTTTACAGAATCCAAAAAGCCGATATGATAAGAAGAGGCAAAGACTTGGATGAAAGTTTTATTAGAAAATGCTTAACAATCACCGAAATATACTACGAATCATGCAGAGCAAAGTTACAACTAAATGGAGCGACCGATATTGCATCCTTGAACTAAAGCCGGACAAGGCATTGGTCACCGACCCGATGTATATCCACGAACTCACCGAGTTTGTCCGGAAAAAATACTCGGAGCAACCGCTGTCCTACTTTAACTCCAACCACGCCTTGTGGATAGTCAATATCGACAAAAACGAAGTCAGACCACTTTCACTTAAAATCGAAATCTAAAAAAATGCGAAAAGACAAACTTGACCAGGATGGGGTCTACCAAAACCATCTTAAGCAGTATGCGTGGAATGTTGCGCCAATAACCGGAGATAACTCCAAGCAGAACTTCCAAGAGCATTTCCATGTCCTTGTTGGCCGAATCAATGAACTGAACACCTACACCGGCAGGGAGATGAGGTACGCCTACGAGACCGACATCAAGGATATGCACAACCGCAACATGCTGTTCCAAGCCAACTTTACCCTTGATTTTGGATTTCTTAAGCCGGACATCTTCAATGATGTGTTTTGGCAGATGGAGGAATGGGTGCTTAATGACAAGGCATTATTCTGCTCAGAGGTAACCCTGCATGACGATGATGGCAAGTACCACATTGAAGGTTTGCTGAACACAGATGCGGAAATAGAGGATGACCGGTATATCATCTGCACGGTATTTGATTACAACCTCGCATCCGCTTTGCACATATTCCTGAATTGGTTTCACGCTGAAATTTCCCATTATGCGAGCATCCGGAACGTTCGTTGAGGTTATCCACCACCTCAAGATTGCCAAGGAGTTTTTGGACTCGTTTGTTCGGGAAAAGCCAGGTACGGTAGGCGAGCGGATGGCAAAGCAGTACATAGCAAGGATAAACTGGATATACCAAGACCTCATCACCTTTCCGAATTTCCCTGACATCGTGCGTCAGGGGATTCGGGAGGAATGGGAATCTGATCCTTTCCTATCCATCGCTATCAATGAAAAACTTGCTATCTTGAATCCTACCCAAAGGACTGCCATAGAAAACATCATTGATGAAGTCCTAAAGGGCCAAGAAATCATTGTAGAATCAAAACCACCTGAAGATGGCAAGGTCACAGAACAAAATCCAGGAGTTCATAGATGACATTCCGGTAGAATTTGAGGCACTCAAGCCAAAAGCCGAAAAATTGCTTGATGCCCATAGGCAAGATGTCATCAATGCATTTTTGGCGGCAGGAAGAAAAACCGCAGACCCAGTAACACTTATCGAATGGGCCGAGGAGTATTACGAACGAAAACACATAACCAAGTGAAACTGACAAACACGCAAGCCAACCAAGCACTACTTATAGATGCTATCGTAGCCGTCTACAAAGTCCCCATCGAAATGCTCAACACTCGCATGCGATTCCGTGAGGTGGTCAATGCCCGACAAATGATGTTCAAGGTAGCCTACGATCATTTCGGGATGACATACAGCGAAATCGGAAGGGTTCTTCTGCCGGACCGCAGGAAATTTGACCACAGCACAGTCCTCTATGCCAAGCAGACCGTAGATGGCTACCTAAAGGTCGGGGATGAGAATGTCGTGGCAAAGTACAAAGCCGTGATGTCCTACATATCCGAAAGGACAGCAATGGATGCCACCATTACCATCAGCCTAAAAATGAATGATGTCAATAAGGTTGTCAGATTCCTGCATCAAAACGATCTTGATTACGAATTAACCGCACATGTACAATGACACCCCTAAAAGTCAAATTTAACGCCACCATCACCGCTTTTCAGCATGAATACCCAGTTATTATCTTTGCCGAGATACGCCCCGAAAGGGACATCTTGAACTTCTCCCAAGGCGTATGGACATTTAAGGCAAAAGTGACAGATATATGCACATCGACTTCAAATCTTTCCGTAACCCAAATCCTTCAGATAGGAGAGCTTTGGATTCCATTGGCTCAAAAATGGATCAAGGACAACATAGACTTGACCCATTACTACTGGAGCAACCTCCAAGACGCAGAAATCATAGACTGAATACTCCTCCCGCAATTCCGGACCACAAAACCATCACCGATTTCTCGGAATGGATTCTGTGGCCTGGAATTGTCTTTAGGGTAAGAAAGCATGTCAAACACCCTAACCCCAACCACATCAAGGTATACACCGACCAAAAAGGGAAATACACCCATATCGGATGGGCATCCCATCACACCTACTGGAGTCCCTATTGGAAGTACCACACATCCTGCTACTACATCTACATCCATATCCCCACCATAAAATACCACACCATTCGGCAAGAGGACCTATACCTCTGCAATATCAACCCCATAGCCAATAAAGACTACCTCCTCATCTCTATCCTCAACACAGAGGCCAATAACGGCAGTATCATGCGCCAAATAACTTTCCCTGAAAAAAAATTACCTTTATTGGCAAAAAATAATGGTTCAGGCATACCTCCTCACAGACCTTGAAAAACCAATAGCCTCCTACAACACAGTCTACCAATACGCCAAGCTTGAAAGCCAAGCAAGGAAGAATACGGCTCTTTCCACCCAACTAAAAGCCATCTCAGCGGCTGTCTACATCAATCTCCGACACTCCAAGCACCAATCCAAGGTCTACTCCCACCTCCATCGCAATCACATCCAGTTCAGACGCACAAAAGACTGATAACCAACACCTAACGTTGTGTTAAAATTGGTTCATTAATAACTTTACAAAGTTTTCAAATAATTTACAAAAGTCAATTTACTTTTTTCGGGTAAGCGTATTCTCCCTACACTTATTAAAATAATTTAATAAGTCTATTTTGACTGAGCAGATTTGTGAAGGGCACTAAGAGCCTGGTCGAAAAGCTGTCTTGAATTTTTCGCAAACGTTTTCGTACCGATTTTCGTACATTTTCGGTGACTCACCTAATTCACCTATTTTGAGCCGGTTTGCTAAGTTTCTTAGCATTATGCATTTTCGTAATACGTTTTCGGTATGGCAGATCTGCTATATAGACAGTCAATCGATGCCGTGACATTGTCGGCATGTCATTCAGTCGATTAGTCGTTTTCATTTTCGCATTTATTGCGTGCCTATAGTATAATAATAACACATGTTTAGTGATACTACATTATGTATACTATATATTATGAATACTTTCCCGAATTATTCAGCACTATATTATATCCATATAGACTATATGAATACAGATACCTTTTAAACGTATTTTAAAGCCTATTTCAGACTATATAATATGTTTTTGATACCATACTATTATCCGACCTATTTCAACGCCTTATTGAGCCTGTAATTGCGTCATAGATACTGGATATGTCCGATAAGGTAGGGGCATAAAAAAAGGTAGGTTATTAGCCTACCTTATTTAGTCGTTTGTTTGTTTTTCGCTTATCTCAGTTGATGTATCGATAGCATGTGCTTCCCGTTATCGCTGCACCACTGTTTTCCCTGCTTTATGGCATCCGCTCTTGTTTGTGCCATTATAATCCGCTCTCCGGCATCATGGGTTAAAAGGTATCTCAACTCAAAGGTCAAACGTTCGGCACGTCCGGAGTTAAGGTACAATGCATCATCGATGATCAAGAGATAAAGGGTATTCCCTTCGCTATCCTTTACATCGATACATGGCGCATCTCCATTTTCGGTTTTATAAGTCCTATTTTCATATGAACGTCCCCAACCTTTAGCGTGATTTATTGCCATGTCCCACAAACGTTCGGGATAATAATAAATGATCGGTTTCATTATTTAGAGTTTTTACGGGTGAAAGTTTCTTCGCAAACTACCTTTCCCTCAGAAGACATGATTTTCCAAGAAATACGATAGTATTGACAAGAGCGGATGTACTCCGGCAAATATGGATCGCGGGGATTTATGAAAGTATGGACGGGTTTATGAAACCCGTTTTCCAATACTTTATAAAGCGTATATTTTATAATCTGCATGACTTATTTGTTGGAGTAACTGAATTTAGTCCCTTTTACCTTCATGGCTTTAATCGCAGCGGATGCGTCCGATCCCTTTGCTTGAACGCCATGGATTAAGAGTGCAAACGACTCGTTCCCTTCGATAGCGTGACTATCGTCGTGGTCAACCTCAAGGGATAAAGCAAGAGCCTCATCCTCAGAAAATACAACCTTTGCGGATTTAATGCCAAGATGCTGAATTAACTCATCATGCCGTCCGCCTTCGCTCAAGGTTAAAACGAGATTATCGGGGATCATATGCATGTTGTCCGCCACGATATTCACGCTCTTAGTGTAAGCGTAAAATTTTGTATCCGCTCTGTGCATAGCGACATAGCACCATGCCCTGAAATATGCAGCGTTGAAAAAATCACCGCTAACATGAATGCGTACAATTTTAGCGGACATATCCAGTGACGATAATATTAGCGATGCCATAGCAAAGGAGTCATTTTTAACCTTTGCCAACATATCAAAATTGTGCCATCTTGCTGCCCTAACATTCGGGAAGGTCGACTCTTGAGAAGCAGCGAAGCAGCGGAACGACATATTTTTTCCGTCTGTGATTTTACCGCTCTTTCTGTCCGCATAAGATGCGCAAAGATGCGCTGCCGGACAAGTGTACCCTGCCGGAAGGGAAAAAGTGTAAATTTCCTTTGACAGTTTAGCGTTCCCTTTACCGAAAATTAACTTTTGCATGATTTACTGATTTATTGGGTTGATGAAATTAATTGGATTCTTGAAAATCTGAGGCTTCGACGGGGAGGTGATGCACTACCTTAATAAGGTATACATTTTTTTCATCCAATATGTTAAACGTATCGTTTGAGAGTAAATAAATGGACAATTTTTTTGTATTGGGATAATAGAAAAAAGCCGTTATTTCATGTTTTTTAGTATAAACCGAAATAAAGGGATTCACGGCTATTTCCTTAATTTCCATACCATTAAATTGCTCGCAAATGTCTTGAATGTTCATAATTGTAAAATTTAGGGTTGTGATGTAATTAAATGCCGAATTCGGTTGGGTTAAAGGTTTTAGGTTTGTTTGCTTTTTTGTCCGTTAGTACGATGGTTAATCCCATATCATATGGGGTGTAAAGATGTGTAATTTTAGCACTGCGGATACTTTTGCCGATGGATATTTTCCGTAAATCCATTACGTCAAACTTTGCAATATTTGTGTAATTACCCGTTTGAATTGTGTGACCGTCAATTGTCTTAAATGTTACGAACATATCCAGTATTTATTTTAGGGTTAAAAATTAGTATTTAGATATGTTTTCAGCGTTTTTCGTCAATCTTGCAAGGATGAAAGCAAGAGCGACGATAGAGATAACAACAACATAAAATAGCGTTTCGTTTGACATAAAATTTGGGTTTAATTGATGAATGATTAGCAAACCTACAAACCTTTAACAATATATCAAAATTATTTTCAAATATTTTAACAATGTTTTTAAACGTCATCCCAATTTATGACGCAAACGTCTATAATAGTGTGCATGGCTAAAGGTTTGCCGTTCCTTTGCCATAATGTCCAATTATCGACATATAAAGAGGCAAAAAATTGAAATTTACCATTGTCCTGGGAATGCTAAGAATTTTAGCAAAATGTCAAATTTGCCATATTTTATAGGTGAGTCGGATATAGTTGTTTATGCAACTATTAGCATGCATATTGTTGCATCGACAATAGTTGCATATGCAACCATTTGCTCCGCCAGGCCCATGCCGAGGGTCGGGAGCAGCTCCAGGCAGGCAGGCCGCCAAAAATCTGTCCGGTCGGCAAAAATCTGTCCGGTGTGGGAGCGCAACCACGGCCCATTACCCATGACCGTCCCCATGCGCAACTACGCACAACCAGGATCATATCATTATCAACTCTGCGAAATTTCAGCCGAGCTTTGCACTTTTGTGTCAAATATGCCACATTTTGCCAGTCCAAGGCCATGCCGAAGCTGAGCTGAGCATCCCATCCCATCCCATCGCCAAAAATCTGTCCGATTTAGAGCCGATTTAAGCCATGCTGACGGCTTGGGCATACTTTGCCATGCTTGGGCAACAAAAAACCCCGCAATCGGCATCTAAATGCGTCATGCAGGGTATTGCACGGAAATCCACGGGTCAGAGTTACTCAGGTCTGATTGTGATATCCAATGTGCCTA